CGCTTATTTCATCGTACCGGGCTTAGTGAGTTTTGATCGCTCAGGGCTTCATACACCTGGGGTTCTGACTGTCACGTTGTCAACGGCTCGGTTTTAGGTCGGCATGACCCCTGGGGGTCAGGCTTTCACAAGCTCAGCATCGGCGCTCGAACATGGCAGGGACAGTCTCGAATGTCCATGTGCTGCATAATTCGCAAAAACGCTGGGATTGCTGACGAGCTGGGCTAGATCAGTGAGCCTTTGTGGGTCCACAATTGGCGGCCTCTCCCAGGCCGCCCCTGCACGAGCCACGTACAGGTCCGCAAATTCTGTCCACTCCGGGTTACGGGCATGGCAGTAGATATCGAATAAACTCTGTTTGAAGTTGGTTCCGTCCATAAGACTGAATTCAAGCTCAAGCTCTCGTTGGGTAGACGGACTCATATCGAAGTGGCGATCGAATGTGTGCCGTGTGCCGTCGGAAGGTTCGGGAGTGTGAATGGAACCGGCCGTCGCCAAGCCCTTCCTCAGAAGACACTTGTATGCCGAGTCCACTTTTTCAAACAACTCAAGTTTATAAGAATTGCGTTCAATTCTAAACGCAATGCGGTGGTCCTGATCGCGTGTCAAGAACAACACGCGTTTGCAGAAGGCTGCAATAACAGGACAGGATGGGTATAACATTATCAATGACAGGGCGCGCATGCGATAAAGACCCTGAATCTTAGAGTCACGCATGCCCACGTACTTGACTGGCAACCAGCCAAATCGCAGGAGCATTCTGGCCGGATCGGCCATCAACTGCTTGGAGTCTTCGTCCATGAGCTGACCGCAGAAGCTGAGATCAAACATACAGCTAGATTCGACGAACGTCATCTGGAACCCTAAGGTCCTGACAATCGCCCGGTCGAGCTTGCTGTTGATGATATCAATGAAACTTTGGTCGGCATCATCTCCCTCGCAGATGTGCTTTTCAACTTCCTCGCAACCACGCCACCACGCGCAGTAAAAACAGAGGAAATCATTAACAATGAAATTTGCCAAAGATGTGTCACGGCAGCCGCTTGAGAGGCGGCAACTGCTCTTGCAAAAGAAACCACGGAACACGAAGTACATGACCTCTCGTGTTGTGTAAGCAAGATCCAACTTAGCGAGCGCAAGCGCGCAGAGTTGACACATATGGCGGTAGACCCTAAACACAATCCTCTGGGTAGCCCACTCGCGGTGCGATTTCTCTAGCGAAGTGTAATCGGACGCGCGATAACGCGCGCCGAAGGCATAAACCATATCGATCATATGTTGGGGTAGTTTGTCGAAGTCAACGTGTTTGATGCTAGGACGATGTTTAAATAACCAGTTCTCAATCGTCGTAAACAATGGGCCAAACACGCCCTTCAGTCGATCTGACTGACCGAATATCCCGCGAACTGGCTTTCTCGAGTCAGTTTCTTCGTCCTTCCCGAAGCAGCGGTACACCCTGTCACCAGGCATTAAGTTAGCGGAGTCGCCGTGTTCTTGAAGCGCCTCGTCAATGAGATTGAGGCGCCACTCAGGCAACTTGCTTCCTTCTCTCCATTCCTCAAAAGCAAGGAACTCGCACGCTGGAATAACGGGCAGGAGTTTGAGGTAATCA